TTAGTGGCGATAAAATTAAAGTCTGCACTATTTGTGGAACAGTAGTTAGCTGTATGTAATCCCCGATGAGATCGGCATTAGTGGCGCAATGCCACACCCTTTCAAGGAGTGCCACCCCCCTTCCGATTAGGGTGGCTTTATGACCTTCCAAACAGACCTACAGAGGGGTTTGGAGGTAGAGGAAAGGGTCTTAGCTATCCTACAGAAGAAATACCCTTGTGCGACCCTTGTAAACGCTTTTAAGGGGTACGATATATGGATACCAGAGATAGATAAGGCTGTAGAGGTGAAGTTTGACCCAATGAGCCAAAGAACAGGCAATATCGTTGTAGAGATAGAGATGTATGGGAAAGACTCAGGGCTAATGACTACCCAAGCTGATTACTGGGTTTTCTACGATGGGCAGATGTTTGTCATTATGCCGGTCAAGCACATATTTAAGTGCATCTTTCTCAGTAAACTACAGTATGTAGAATTTATAGGGGAAGGGGATAGTCAGATCAAAAAGGCTTTCTTAGTAGATAAGAATACCTTATTTAAGTACGGCAAGATATTATGAGAGGTATAAGGCTCTTTCGTCTTTGCGTCTAGTAGTAAGTCCTTTTAATTCCTTACCACCGGCTTTGTTCCATTTTAAGAACTCCTCGGCAGCACCCTCGAAATCACCTCTGTTGTGTTTCATCCGAAGGGTAGAATTTTGGAGATTACCGAGTCCAACATTGAAGGCGAAAGACACAAGTGCGCCAAACCGACCAGTAGTAAGCCCACTAGGACATAATCGTTGTACTCCGCTTTCAAACCGCGCCAAATCCTCTGCCAGTAGTTTGTCCACTTCTGCCATAGAGAAAGTTCTGTTCCACCCATCGGGGATTGGTAAGTTTTTTCGTTCTTCAAGTTTCACCCTTATATGGTTAGGATCAATAACTCTCCCGATCCCTACAGTCCAAAGTAAAGCTGGACACCGATAAGGGGTAGTTCTGACCCCCTCGTGGTGTTTTATCATCTCAATGACTTTATGGTCAATCATTTCTTAGCAAAGGCTTGCGTACCGAACCAGAAGGCAATAATAGAGGCTAGGATCTGCATCTCGTCTGCATCAAACACCATTGGGATAGCTTCTGCAAACGCTACTCCGCTAGACCATGCCCACCAAATAGAGGCAATGTCTACAATGATTAGTAGGAAAACGAATAGGTAGGTAACGACTGGGCGTACAGAGGCTCGTAGGTTAATAATCCATTGGCTTGCACCCTTGCCGATTTCTATATCGTGTTGGTACATAGCTGTGCGTTCTTGTGCTTGAGTCTGCATCTGGACTTGATCGGTACGAATCTCCTCGATCTTAGCCTGTGCAACATAACCTCTCTCTAGCATCTGGAGTTCTCTCTCCGTTTGCATCTTGGCTAATTCTAATTCATGGGCTTTATCGGACTTGTCTTGAAAGAAATCTAAGAGTTTAGGTAGTCCACCCATTAGGAAGGACAAAGCTGTAGAGATGAGTGTAAACATTATTTACCCTTTATGACCCCAAGTAAGATACCAGGCAACGATTGCAGCCAACGCATAACACATATACATAACTCTACGCACTTCTGCCAAATCTTTTCTAAATTCATTTTCTATTTCCTTCTCTTGTTTTTCAATCTTCGCTTTAATGGTTTCTACTTCTGACCATCGCTTTTGACCATGATGTTTCACAAAGTCTTTCTTGACTTGTTCTTCTTTTATTCTGATTTCTTCTTGTTTTTGCCATTGGATCATGGCTCTTTTGAAATACTGCTCTTTTACTACTTCTACTTCTCTGATCTGCCTTCTGCGTTCTAAGGCTTTTTGTTGTGCTACCGATGCTGCTTCTTTTTGGACATCCTCGATAGATGATCCAATAGCCTTGCCTGCTTCTTTGCCTGTCTTTACGCTTTCGCTAAATGACTTTGCACCCTCTAAAAACCCAAATTGATCGGACATAGTTCATAGGCTTAATTTAATTTCAAGACAAGAGAAAGTAGAATAGCAATAATAAAAGCTGCTGAACCTATTAGGATCTGTTCTAAGCGTTTTAGCCTAGCATTGATTCCTGTGTAGCGTTCAGCACAGACAGCTTCGTGAGCAGACAAGGCTGCCTCGTTCTTATCTACTAAATCAATCATTATTCTTCTTTCTCTAAACTGGCTTTTAGCATCTTTAAAAACGCATCTTTTCCTACTTGCAACTGCTGTGCTTGAAACTGTGTTGATGCTAGTTTTCTGTCAAGGTCTAGGCAATGGTTTGTCAGCATGACTTGTTCCTCTGTAAAGGTGTTCGTGTCGTACTCTTTTCCATCTATGACTAATGGTTTCGCTTGTTTTTCGCCCATGTCGTTCTCCTAGTTGTGGTTAAAAAATTACCAAGGCAATCCAGATAACTGTACTGGATTCTTTTGTGCAGTAATCTGTGCTGCTAATGATTCTTCTACAGTCGATTGACCGATTGAGTCTTTTACCCATCCGATTACTTGTTCTTTAGTTAAGTTAGAAAAAGTAACATAAGAACCTTCGCCCTGTGTGTAGCCTACTGTGCCATAGGTAGAAGCCGTGTATTCACCATCAACAGCGTTTACTGTGTAATGTACTGTGACCACAAAACCATCAGAAGTAAGTCTGTCCATCTGTACTACATTCCATTGGTAATTCATTTAATTTTCCTTTTAGCAAGCCATTAGCACACAAGGTACGCAATATGAACCATCTGCGTATGTGCAAGTTACATAGTTTGAAGTTACTTTAGCAACTGTCTTAGAACGCACAATATCATCGCCTTGTGGTTTAGCAGTACCGTCACCAGCCGACATTAGCAAGTCACCTTTTTGAACTACAACACCGTCTGCAATGCGGATAATCATATCGCCTGTCATAGCTACATTCATATCATCGCTGTTGCAATCTTCATCTCTAGTCCAATTTACAAACACGCCAGCTACATTAGTATCACCTTCAACACTAGAAACTTGCATTTTGTTTAGCTGTTCATTTGGTAATGTTTCGCCATCTTTAACCCATACGCACATATCGTCAAGGTTAGTTAGAACTGTGCCTTTAACAATAGATTCTTCTTTAGAACCGTCAGGCAGTTGCGACCAGCGAGATAAGTGTCCGCCATTGTAAGAAACAGTAGTTCCTGATACGGAAATGTTACCTTCTTCTGTTGTTGCTTGATAAAAAGCAATTAATTTTCCATCACTACCTTGTCTATTAAGAATGAATAAATCACCTGCACCATCTGTTCTAGTGTTAGTTATTACACCATATGCACTACCGCCAACATTAAATTCATACCCAGCTGTTGCTGCTGCCGCTGTTGTTTTACCAATATATGCGTTACCACTAGAGTCAATACGCATCCGTTCTGCTGCGCTAGTTGCAAAAGTCATGGCATTGTCAGTATGTGTGTAGTACACCCATCCTTGATATGCTTCAGCACCGCTTGTACCATCTGCAAACAAAATTCGCCCTAAACTTGATGAGCCACTAGAAATTGTCATTCCAGTATTGCCGCTTGCGTTCCCAACAACAAGGTTTGTGCCACCAGAAAAATAACTGCTAGGACTAGTAGTACCAATACCTACATTACCACTTGTATCAATAGTTGCTTTTACAGAACCATTAGTTAAAAATTGCAACCCATATGTGTTGCCATTTCCAATGTAACTATTATTGTTTAAAACACCATAAGTATTTGTAGAACCTGAATTATTAAATCCTAAAAATGTATTTTGCACTCCATTTGTTGATACATTTAAAAAACTGTCTGTTCCGCTTGCGCTTGCGCTATTGATGTTTCCTGCAACCACTAGTTTTTGATTAGGACTACTAGTACCAATACCTACATTACCACTAGAGTCGATCCTCATACTCTCAACACCGCCTTCTGTAAAAGCAATAGTGTCGGCTGCTGGGAAGAATATACCTGTGTTGGTATCGCCTGATGTGGTGATAGCGGGTAAGGATACTGTGCCAGCTTGGACTGTGGTAACACCAGTAGCAGATAATGTAGTAAATGCACCTGCTGCTGCTGTTGTGCCACCGATAGCAGAGTTATTGATTGTAGACCCAGTAATCGTTCCACCTGTAATCTTAGGTGCAGTCATGGTATATGTGCCATCCCGAATACCATCTCCACAGTCTCGGATCTGCGCCATCATATCGCGCATAGTATCGTTTACTGCGGATGGAAGCATCCCCTCTGGTGCGCCATCTGGAGGAGTAGCTGTGTTATTAGCAGGGGTTAGTGAGTATTTTGTATATGCCATGATTTTCCTTTTACTGTCCTAATAATCCTGCTGTTCCAGCAGGAGCTAATACAGGTGATACTTGTTGTAATTGAGTTCCTAAA